TCGTATTCGTTTTGCCCGCCTCGGCACGCATGGCCAAGGTCGGACGCTCATATAAAGGCTTGGAATCACACTATTCCAAGCCTTTTTGCTTACGGAAGCGGTCGAAGAAGATGTTTCCGTGAAATTGTTTATATTGACAAAAGTCATGACTTTGCTGACATGCGCACGAGATAGCTGGGAATATCAGAAGAGCCGGAACGGCTTATTTTCTGCGGAAACAAAAGGTGGGCGATGAGGGACTCGAACCCTTTGCGCTCGGTTTTTCATATCGTTGTCATTCCGCCGTTTTCCCAGTGTTTCCAACGGTTCCCGCATGGTTTGCATATCACTCCAATTCACTGCAATTCACTGCAATTACCGGAAAAGTGTGGGCAAAATGTGGGCACGGATGGGCACTGCTCACCAGATCATCGGCAGTCCGAGGCATTGGCGCGCCCACCGTTCCACCGCCAGATTCTCCTCGTCGTCGCCAAGCAGCAGCAGGAAGCCCGCGTTCTTGCCCAGCGAGGCGGGTTCCAGCTTCTTTATCACGCCACGCTCCTGAAGGAATAGCCAAGCGTTGCTGATGTTCGTCTTGACTGTGTTCTCGCGCTTCTTCATCTCCTTGTCGGCATTCTCGCTCATGGCTTGTTCTGGGGTGAGCAGAATCATGCCGTATGCGTCGGCGATGGCACGCCAGCCGAGCGTGTAGTAGCGGCATGGCGCGTTGACCTTGCGCAGCTTCTCAGGTGGCTGGTTGCGTTCGCGGTCCCAGTCGTAGGTCATGGAGCACATGAAGGAGATTGCGAGTTGCGCAGTGGTATAGCAGGTCAGGTTGTCTCCGCGCTTCTTGGCGAGGCGTCCGGTGCGGTTTAGGTCGTAAAGGGCTTGCGTGTTCTGGTATCCCATGTCTTCCATGTCTTTCCCTCCATGCTTTGCCTTAGAATGGTGCATGGAGAATCTAGCTGGTTTTCCGTCGCCCCGATTTGCTCTGGTCAGCGTCGGGGCTTTTTCGTTTATGACTGCATTGTAATTGCACTCGAAAGTAAAAGTCAAATTGCACAGCGAGTAAAATTGCAAAAGAGAAAGTAGAGACGTTTGGTGCAATCGCAATTGCACATATATAAGACTCTACAAGTTTTAACATTCTTTTTATAAGGCAGTATAAAAAAGCCCCCACATTTGTGGGGGCTTCAACCTATTCGCTTATTTGAGATCCGCATCCCCGTCTGCCGGGCAATGCGCCATCTCCTCTCCGTCGACGGTAAGAGCCAATGTCCAAGTGAGGTTCCCTTCCTCCTGGTGAATCATCGTGTCTGGAATATTGGTCTCGAATGCGGTTTGGTCGTCTGACGTGGTCCAACCGGGGTATGTGTTGCTCTCGTTGGTTTTTAGGTTTGTTATCTCACGCTTTGTTCCTTCTGTAGCTAGATAATCAGCAAGGTTTATCTGGTACCAAGTGCCGTCGTCTCCGGGATTCTTGATGAGGAACGTGTAGGCGTAGAACTGCGAGGCCGCCAAATCCTTGACTTTATCGTAACCGTCAATCGAGATTCCAAGGTATTGTCCTGTGGTTTCCAATCTGGCGGACGGCATCAATTCAGAATCGCCATCGCATGAGCCGGACAGTCCGCTTGCGATTGGCGTTCCGTCTTCTCCGTTATCAGAGTCGCCGCTTGCATATTCCTGCGAGTCCGTCTGATTGTCTGAATTCGTTGCCTGTTCTTCGTTGGCTGTGTCGTTCTCGCCGCACGCCACCATTGTCATCGTCAGCATTGCGGCCAGCGTTGCAGCTATCGTCTTCTTCATATATAAACTTTCCCCTCTCCAAGTTGTAGAATATTACGCACATTCTACGCCGGCGTGATGGTTCGCCGGTAATCCTCCAACACCTGCGTGGTCACGTTGAGCTCGTCTGCGATCTGCGATTCGTACTCGTACATGCGTTCTAGTAGTGCGAGTTCGGTTGGGTTGACGAGCGTCAAGGCGGTTTCGCGTCTTGTCCTATGTTCCTCGCGACTCTGTGCCACACGGTCACATGACGTGTCGCCATGCCGCCAGTGCAGCAGCTCGTGCACCAACGTGCAGCGTTTCGCCGTATAGGTGAGCCGTCGGTCTATGAGGATGACGTTGTTTTCGTTGTCGTAGCAGCCCCATAGTCCGTCCGGCAGTATGGCGCTGGACACGGTGACGGGCAGTCCGATGATGGCGCGGCGCATGGCACCGTAGGTCATGCGCCGGTCGATCGGCAGGTCAGGCAGGCTCGTCGTAATCCGGCCCAGCCTCTCCATCGATGGCCTCCTGCTTGCCCGCTGTGTTATAGGCGGCAAGACCATAACCGCCTGCCTGCGCTTTCCTCTCGGCGGCTTCGACGGCATGGCGTTTGGAGTCCATCACGATGTCTCCGATGGGTACGCCGGTCACTTCGCTGATGCGTTCCAGGTCACTCAGGTTGAGCGGGAGGCTGTAGTTTGCCCTCGTGTACCAGTAGACCTCGCCGAAGCCGCAGGCTTTGGCGAATTCCTTTATGGTCATGCCGCTTTGCTTTTGGAGCCTGACGCATTCGTCCATGACCTGCTTGGCGAAATGCGTGACCTCCTGTGCTTTTCTTCCCATGCTTCAAATTATAGCTAATTGCGTAGTCATATGTGCATAAATCGTGAAGACTACGTAATTACGAATACAAGAAACTTCGTAATTACGTATATTTAAAACCGTCGAAAGGAAAAACGAGATGTTGAGCACCAAAAAGACCAAGACCCCTGACCACTACCCGTGCGGCCATATGCGCAGCCCCGGCTGGCACGACTGGAGAGCCCGCCTCACCAAGCAGGGAGTCGAGGAGGATGAATGGCCGGTCTGACGGAAACAGCCACCAGAAACCTCAAAGCGGAACTCGCCAGACATGACAAGACACCGAAAGACCTAGCAAAAGCATGGGGCCTCGAAATAAGAGCCGTAAACAACAGGCTCAAAGGCCACACGCCACTCTCGACGGACGAAATCGAAAAAGCGGCATCCATGCTCGACATGGAACCTGAAAACCTCGTCATGCTCCTCATCCAGCCGATCGACAGCATCAAACAATTCAAAGCCTGAAAGCCACACCAAAGGAGCGTCCGATGGACAGCCAGACCTACACCAAAGACCTACGCAAAGCCTGCGTGAAAGCCGTCTTCGACGAATTCGCCGAGCATGGCGACATGATTCGCCCGCAATACGCGGAACAGTGGGATGAAATCGACGCGAGCCGGTTCCTTGGCCACATCGCCGGACCGGTGGACATCGACGTGCCCGACCTCGTGGACGTCATCATCGACACGATCGTCAAGGAAGCGCAGAAATGACCAGCCAACTACTCAACCCGCCAAAACCGCCGACGCTCCACGAGACCGGAAGCCTGCTGCTCGCGTCAAGCGGCTTCTACATCCGCCTCCACGAGGACGGCAGCGCCAGTCTCGTTGACGGCATCCAAGACATCACACTCGCGGACTTCACCTCGGCGGAAATCGAAGGCATCGCCTACAACCTCTCCAACAAGATCGGAGCAACAAGATGACATTCCTGGAACAACGCGATCGGATCCTCCAGAATCTGCGCGACCTGTTCAACCAGCTCAGCGAGGAGACTGACGAGACCAGGCGGGCGCAAATCGAAGCGAAATGCCACGAACAACTCGACCTGCTCGAACTCAACGACAAGGCGGGAAACACAAGATGAGCTGGATGGACGACGGCGGATTCGACATCAAGACATTCACCAGAAACGGGGTGACGATGGCCCGAATGAGCTTCCGCACCTCGACCGGCAACTACGACGTCACCCTAAGCAAAACCGAAGTGCAACGCGTCCGCCGCGAATGCAATCGAATCCTCAAGGAAATGGAGGCAGACAAATGACCAACCACGACCGCCAGCCCGAAAACGAACCGGCAGGGGAAACGAAGCCGAACTACACGTTCCGCCGCCTGAAGTTCGCAGCCGCCGTCATCGGATTCGTGAGCAGCATGACCCTGCTGTTCGCGTGGCGGACGACGGACTCGCAAGCCGCCACCATCCTTGTGAGCGCCGTCTACCTGTTGACCGGCCTATGGCTGACCGTGCGGTTCGCCCCACGAGAATAAAGACTTCCCACCAGCCGACAGTCCAACAAAAACAAACCAATTAGGGATATTTTGCACGGACATCCACGTTCACCATGTCGGCTGGCGGGAACCATAACTGAATATCGACAAACAACAAATTCGCCACGGCGTTTACATGCACATCACTCTGTCGTGGCTTCGGCTGGGCGACGGTTCGCCCGTCCACGGATTCCAAATCTTCTTCTCTCTAACTATCAAGAAGCAGGCATTCCGGTGCCTGCAAACCCTTCAAGTCCGCCTGACTGCTTCAATCACGGTCGGCCACGCCACCGATCGCGAACACGTTCAGGTCTGTGTTCCAACAGTCAAAGGGGCGCTCAGGAATCCAAGGACGGCATCGGTCCGACTCCGATACCAGCCACTCAGCCCCATCCACTCGTCATGGTGGGGCACCACAACGTCAACAAAGCAAAGGAAACAGCAATGAGCAGCAAGAAAAGCAGGACGCTGAGATTCACGCTCTCGGCCGAATGCATCGAAAATGAGAACGACACCCGCTCGACCATCGGCACATTCATCATGCCGCTAGGCGCATCCGAAGACCAGGCGTACAGCGTCGAACTGCCCGGCGACGGACTCGGCGAACTCACCGCGCTTGCCGCACGAATCGCATGTCAGGCCATCGACATTGCGCTCAAAAGGCATATCGAACGCGGCGGCGGCAGTGACACCGTGGAAATGCTCACCGGCCTCCACATCGACCCGATGGGCGACATTCGGGATGGCAGGTCATGACCGATCTGCTCACGCCATCTGAACTTGCCGTCATGCTCGGCATGAGCGTGCGCACCCTTGCCAACTGGCGGAGCACCGGCAAAGGCCCGCCGTACTTGAAAATCGGCGTGGAACCGCCCGAAGGCCATCAGGACAGGCGCAAGGTCAGATACCAACGCGCCGTGGCCGAACGGTGGGCTTCGGCGCACGAATACCGAAGGACGGTGGCGAGATGAAAAAAACGTCATGCTCGTTCCGGCTCACGGTTTAAAAGCAGTCCGACCGTCACAAGCGACGTGAAAGCACGCGTCGACACCGGCAAGCCGACCCTCACCCAGCAGGGAATCGACGTGGACAAGTTCATCCGTAAAAACAGGCGATTGATCGAAAAACTCAGGAAAGGAACACGTTGAAACACGAATACACGTTCGAGGAACTCGCCGAACTGAGAAAAATCTACGACGAATCGGGCGAAGCCGGTCTCGAACTCGACGAAATGCGGGCGTTGCGCAAGGCCGGACTCCTCACGCAGGGCCTGCCGGAGAAACCGGAAGCGCCGTCGAAACGAGACTTAATCCTCGCGCACTGCAGGAAACGCATCGACCAGGGCCAGCCGTTCGACGGCAAGGAAACAGCCGAAGCGCTCGGCCTGAGCCCGAAAACCGTCGGCAACATTCTCGGTCAACTCCGCAAGGAGGGACTGCTGCCGGCCTTCAACCAGCATTCACCACGCAAGACAACACGGAAAACAACCACAACCGGAAAGAAGAAAGAAACCATGACCACCACCACATCGAAAATCACAGCGGACAACGTCACCGAATCGAAAATCGCAGCAACCGACATCATCACAGCGAAACTCCCCACTGAGGAGATGGCACCGGAAAAAGAGCGCGAGCATACACGCGCCGCCATCACGGACGCGCTGGTCTACATCTACGACGCCATCAGCGCTCTGCAGAAAACCGCGTTCCAGACCAACGACAAAGTGGTCTACGGATTCGCCACGAAACTCCTCAACGGCGAACTCATGGACTTGAAAGCCAACTACTCGAAGGACGTGGCGAAGTGAGACTCAAGTTCAACAGCAAGGATGGCGTTTTCACCATCAAAGCCGAAAGCGAAGAGGAAAAAACCGCGCTCAAAACGTCGGCACCTGCCATCTGCAATCTCATCATCGATTTTTTTAACGGTGAAGTCCAGGAAATGAAGGTGGCGAAGGAATGAAACGCATCCCACTCAAGGACACGGAACGCTACACGATCGAACGGTTCCGACAGTGCAAGAAAACGGAACGGCATCTCGCATGGCTGAAGAGCCGTAAGGCGGGTGTCGGCGGTTCGGACATGAGCACGATCCTCGGCCTTAACGCTTTCAAAACGCCTTACGATTTGTGGCTTGAGAAGACCGGACGTGTGGAACCGGAGGACATCTCCGACAAGTGGGCCGTCATCCGTGGCAATGCCTTGGAGAACGAGCTTAGGAAACGATTCCGCGCCAATCATCCCGAGATGCTGGTCACGGACGGCACCGACAAGCAGTTCATCGCCCGCGAAAAGCCCTATCTGAGGGCTTCCCTTGACGGCATCCTGCAAGGGGAGGACGGAAGTTTCGGAATCCTCGAAATCAAGACGGCGAGCAACCGTCGAGCTGGGGACTGGCATGACGAGGACGGCAACCTCCGAATTCCACCTTACTATCTCGCTCAAGTCGAGTTCTACGCGCTCGTCACTGGATGGACGTGGGGCTACGTCTACGTCGCAATCGGAGACGACGAGCCGGTAGAGATACTGTTCAAGGCCGACGTGGAGGATATGGCCGCGATAGACAAGGCCGCATCCGACTTCTGGCATTTCGTCACTTCTAGCACTCCACCGCAGCTCACCACAGGCGGTGACGTGCAGAAGGCGTTCCCGGAACCCACACCGGACATCGTGGACGAAAGCGACGATGACGACCTGTACGACCTGCTCGCACGATACGAGAGCGCCACCGGAACGCTGAAGGACATGAAGGCCACTCAGAAGGAATTGCAGGAGCAGATCATCCTGCGTATCGGCTCGCATACTGGCGTGCGCTGCGGCAACTTGCAAGCCACCTACAAGCCGACGACACGCAAGGAGTACACCGTTAAAGCCGCCACATACCGCAAATTCGCATTCAAATCCATCGAGGAAAAGGAGCAATGACAATGGGACAGATCGCACAGCAGGCGCAGGGACAGCAGTTGCAGCCGCTCAATCCGAGGGGCAAGCTCAAGCAGCTTGTGGAGCATTCATGGCCGCAGATCGCACGTGTCATCGGCGGCAACCTCGACAGCGAGGCATTGTTGCAGATGTGCATCAGCAGCATCAACCGCACGCCGGCCCTGGCGGAATGCACGCCGGTCAGCGTCCTTTCCTGCTTCATGCAGTGCGCCGCCCTGGGCTTGCGCCCGTCCGACGTGGACGGCTTGGGACAGGCATACATCCTTCCCTACGGCAACAAGAACTATGCGAACGGGGAGAAGCAGGCCACGTTCGTCATCGGCTACAAGGGCATGCTGAAACTGTTGGAGAACAGTGGAATCTATGCGCAGCCGAGAGCCGTCTACGAGGATGACAACATCAAGCTGAAGCTTGACGAGAACGGCGTGCCGACCATCGAATGCCCAGACGAGGTGAACGTGGACGCCGACCATAGTGAGGAAAAGCTGAAATTTGTGTATCTCAGCGTCCAGCTGCCGAACGGCGGACGATACGCCGACTACATGTCGAAACGCGATCTGCTTGAATACCGTGAGAAGTACGCGCCACGCAATCGCAGCCGTCAGATCACCGGACCGTGGGTGAAGAACTTCGTGGAGATGGCGAAGAAGACCATCATCCGCCGCAGTTTCAAGTACATGCCGGTCAGCATCGAAGCGAAGAAGGCCGCGAGCGTTGACGAAACCACGCCGGATTACAGCGACGTGTTCCAACCGGTAATCACCTCCGATGCGACTGATGACGTGACCGCCGAAGTCATGGAAGCGGATACGCCTGAGGATACCGAAGCCGACGTGAAGGAGGCCGAGTGATGGCAGTGGAGAAGGCCGATGCCGCGATGATCGTAAATCGGCTCAGAATGGCGCGTGAGCTTGAAGATGATTGTCTGAAGCAGCTTGTCGATGCCGAGCCCGACGAGGACGGCATCTACCGTGACGCACAAGGCGCTTTATGGGTGCACTGCATCGATTCATGGAAGCAGCTTTTCGTCAGCTATGGCGCAAGAACCCTCGATTTGGGCATAGCCAGGACTTGGAAGTCTCTCATTAAGGACTGCGCGCCGACTGAAAGAATGCCGTTTCGTTTCATCACGCCGCTTACCGAGGAAGAGGAGAACTTCTGATGGCCGGAGAAACCGTTATCACGATCATTGGGAATCTGACCGCCGACCCGGAGATTCGTACCACTGGCAGCGGCGCATCCGTGGCCAGCTTCACGATTGCCTCCACCCCGCGCACTTGGAACCGTAATACGAACCAGTTCGAGGACGGTCAGGCTTTGTTCATACGCTGCAGCGCTTGGCGTGACTTGGCTGAGCATTGCGTCCGCTCACTCGCGAAGGGCATGCGTGTGATCGCGCAGGGCCGTTTGCAGCAGCGTTCCTATCAGGCGCAGGACGGTTCCAATCGCACGGTCATCGAATTGCAGGTTGACGAGATCGGCCCATCGCTCAAGTATGCGACGGCGCAGGTGCAGAAGATGCAGTCAGGCGGATACCAGGGCGGCAGCGCCAACGGTGGCGGCTATCAGCAGCCGCAGCAGGCACAACAGCAGTCGCAGGCTCCGGCCGATGATCCGTGGAGTGCGCCAGTAGAGCCTGAATTCTGATGCGCGAATGGATTGAACCACCGGACGTGGAACCGGTATGCCCGAAGCATGGGTGCGCGCTGTATCCGGCGCGCCCCATCCCATGCCCCGAATGCGAAATCGAAGCCGAAGAAGAGGAGGAATGATGCAGGAATTCGTCGTGGACATTCCACGGGACGAATGGTGGACGCAAAACCGTCGCGGCCACTGGCGAGTGAAATTCGCGCACACAAGCGCAGTCAAACAGCGTGCCATGGCATTCGCCAGATTCTGGCTCCAAAACGGCCACCACAGGCCACAACACTTCCCAGTGCACGTCACCGCGATCATCCACCCATTGACCCACGGGCGCTTCGACCCGGAGAACGCGGCGCCCATGGTCAAAGCCATCCTTGACGCGCTCACCGATACCGGCTTCTGGCCCGACGATGACTCAAAACACATCATCGGCCCCGACTACCGAGGTGGAGAACCAAGCATCCGAAAAGGCTGGTACCGAATCACAATCCGAATCGAAGAGGAAGAACACTAACCATGGCTACGAACATAACCGAGAAAGACAAGACGCTCAACGAGATCATCGACTGGGCGAAAAGTCGCTGTCATGAAGCCGGACTTTCCAGATTCGATGTCCGCAGAAAGAGCGACCGAGACTTCTATGACGGCCAAGTTAACGCATTCCACGAAATGCTAGAGCTTTGCCGTTCCATGCTCGGCGACAGCGGCCACATGCCGTCCGAGGTGCCGAATCAAAGCGAGGAATGATGCCAAAAGATCGTGACGAAGCCCTGTACGAGTTCGCTCATTGGCTTAGCGAGAAGGGTCGTGAGGCTCGACAGGAACTGGCGTACAAGCAGTACACGCCATGGATTGATGACGTGGCTCTTGGCCGTCTCGAAGCATACGACGAGGCATACAAGCATTGCAGGGAGATGCTAGGCAATGCCGACTCGATATTCTCCCCGAAATTCGACAAGAAGACCGACCAAAGCGAGGACACGGAATGAGCAGGGCTGAAACCACCGCCATGCTGTCCGAGCTGGTGGAGAAGCGTCTGAGGAATCAGACCGCGTTCTGGGCGAGCGAGGTCAACTTCGACCGCGGTACGCCTGACGAGCGGCGAGTGGACTACGTGGGCTTCAAGCCATGGAACATCAACGGCGAACCGGTGCCCGCAAGCGTGGAGAAAGGCTGCTTCGGATTCTACGAGGTCAAGTCATGCATGGCTGACTTCACGAGCGGTAACGGTCTGACCTTCTATGGCGACCAGAACTATCTGGTCTGCACGAAGGAGCTGTGCGACGAGATCGTATGGCAGAAGATGGTGCCGGAGCGTGTGAACGCGATCCTGACACCGGATTCGACCGGCTCGAAACTGATTCTCGGCCACGTGTGGTCCAACCACGACCTGTCATACAGGCGGCGTCCGGCAAGCGAAATCCTCTGGGCAATGGTCAAGGCGAACGGAAAGAGGACTAATTGAGCATCATGCTTGACGAGGCCAACGCCTACGAGCGTGGCATGGATGATGATTTGACTTTCCAGACGGTTCGGGAGCTTGCCGGTACAGCGTACATGGCCGGACGTTCCGCTCCACCGGCTGAAGCCGAGGTCGAAGCCGTGGCGAAAAAACTGCTGTGGTGGGACATGGCACCAGCCTGGGAAGACGTCATGCCCAGTGAGGACTGCTTCTGGACTCTGGCCGAGCCGGAAATGCGAGCCAACTATCTCAGGGACGCTCGGGAAATGCTCGAAATCGCACGGAAGGCGGTAAGCGAATGAGCAAGACGATCAGATACGTGGAATGCGCCCACTGCGGCGAGACTGTCGGCACATATTACGTGACCTGCCCCTACTGCGGCTACCGGCTGTCCGCGCGCAAGCCGACTGGCATGGATCCGCTGTATGGCATGACCGACAGCGAATTCTACAAGCGATTCGGGAGCCTGTGATGGAGGACGCTGGAATTCTTCTCACGCCGCCACCGGACTTGGTGGAGATCGCGGAAGCATTGGACATCATGGCCCAGCCGCACGTCGGCAGCGGTTGGGCGAACCTCAACTTCGACGGCCTTCCATGCAGCACGCCACGGCAGGAAGCCATCTGGATGGAACATAACGGAATCATAAGAGGAGATTAGGCGATGGCCAGACGAGGCTACGTGCAGTTGGCGAACGGCTTCTACCTGAACCGGAAGGTGCGCCGTTTGCGCCGTACCATGCCCTCTGCCATCAGCGCATTCGTCGTCATGCTTTCCTACTGCGGTGACAATCTCACGGACGGTTACGTGGACGATGATACTGCGGAATTCGTGCTCGACATCACCGTGCAGGAGCTTGATGCATTGCAGCAGGTCGGATTGATCGAGAGCGTGGATGGCGGCTATGTCATCCACGATTATCTTGAGCACAACCGGAGCCGTCAGCAGGTCATGGCCAAACGCAAGCGTGAGCGTGAGCGGTATTCTGCCGAAAGTCTGCCGGCAGAAAGTGCGCAGACTGCCGGCAGAATCGAAACAGAATCGGGACAAACACCAGAACACCAGAACACCAGAACCCAAAAGAAAGAGAAAGAAGAATATTCTTCTTCTTTCTCCAAAGAAACCAGCGCAGACGAATACCTGGAAACCGGCAGGCCGGAAGCCGACCGGCAGATCAGCCGCCAATACCCGAACCTCGACCTCACCGACGCATGGGGAGCGTTCATGCAACACCACCACGGCGAAACCCGCACGATAGCCGACTGGACGCGCCTGTGGAAAGGCTGGTGCCAACGCCGCGCCAACATGAGCGGCATACCACCCTCGAAACGACACGTGCACACGTGGCAATGCGAACACGTGCTACAGGCGCTCGGACGCAACAAGGAAACCGCCACGCCAGACCAACGAGCCTGCCAGATGGCGAAACAACTCAACAAGGAGAAATCATGAGACACGACGAACAGGTAACCATGTGCAGCCTGGAATGGTTGGAACACGAACGCCGCAAGGCATGGCAGGAAGGCTACGCGGCCGGATGGAAAGACCAGGAATGCGATTTTCCGCAATATACAAGCGAAAACCCATACAAGGAGCCCGTCGAATGAAACGCAACCCGTTTGAAATCGCGTTCGGCATCGTGTTGACCGTCTGCCTGTGCGTCGCCCCGATCATCATATTCATCCTCGATTAAGGAGTCCAAAAATGAGTGACAACGTCAACCGCCAGACAAGGAAGGAATCACTCGATATGAGAAAACGCAAACCACTCGCGCCAGCCGGCATCGGCCTGACCGCCATAACCATGCTCCTGCTCACACCGGTATTCCTCCTCGCGCTCGCGGGATGCGGAAGCGCGTCCAAGACGTCGGCCCCAGCCCACGCCATCGCCGCCACCGGCACCACATGCTCCAAAAGGTCCAGCGACGACATCAAGGAATGCATCGTCACACTGTCCGACACGAGGCAAGTGGTCTGCGTTGTCTACTCGGGCTACCAGAGGGGTGGCCTGTCATGCGACTGGGACCATGTGAGCGGCGCGGACAAGGAGCCGGCAAGATGAGCTACAACGTCGTCACCCGGCAAGGCGTCAGAACGTTCGAGGACATCGACGATGCTGGCGACTACGCGCAGGCCATGTCCTTGAGGACTGGCGAACCGGTCAAGGTGTTCCATGCCGATACCGGACTGGCCGCATTCACAGTCAAAACAAAGAAGGAAACGAAATGAAAGTCAAGAAAACCCTCATGGACATGATCGTCAAGTGGCATCAGGCCGGCTATGCGCTCGACGAGATCGCGCCGCTCGTGCCGCAAGTGCCGAAAGCGGAAGTCGCCGCGATCATCCACCAGCACGACAAGGAGACCCGACTTTGACCGACTGCCAGCACTGCGACAAACCCGCCAGCGGCACGCTCTGCGCCAAATGCACCGCCGACTACTGGGCCATGATTTACCAGCTCGGACACATCCAGCTACCGACCCTGCGCAGCATCATGCTCCGTCAGGCGCACATCGGCACCCCGGCACACACGCCGAACAAAGGCACCGCGCCACTGCCTATCGATACCCATGCGCAGGACCTCATCGCAGACAGCGAGGCATGGTTGGCCGAACAGGCAGGCAAAATACGCGCCGCATACGCCGCATACGATTGGCGGAAAGCATGGTATGCCATCATCAGCAACCGGCACACCGTCCTCAACATGAGCACCGCAGCAGACGACTACGCCGCCCTGGAACACATCATCCGACGCAACGAACAAGCACTGACGCCGGAAGAAGCCATGGTCATCATCGGCACCTGCCCGAAATGCGGCCACCAAGCCACCAGCACGCCACAAGCCGAAACATGGACATGCCCAGCCTGCAAATGGCAAGGCGGAGTCCAAGCCATCAAAGCCGAACGCGACAACAAACTCTGGCAACTCGAATACACCGGAAAACCAGTCGAAGTCGCACGCTACCTCGCCAAAATGGACATCCACTGCACCAGCGACCAGATCCGCCAATGGCTCACCAGAGGCAAACTCCACGCCACGCCGACAAAACACAAAGGAGAGTACGTGTTCAACCTCGGAGAAATAACAGCCATGCTTGACTGTCACAATTAAAATGCTATACTGTCGTACAGTAGTAAAATGGTTCAGCCGGAAACGGTTGGACCATTATTCATATCCACCTGCATTCGCTATAATCATCTCTGTCCGGCATGGAGCCACTAGCAACCCTTGGAGCCGTCGCACCGAAGGACGTCGACCATGGCGGCGACACCCGTTGTGTCGGTAGCCCATGAATCGGGGGGTGGCCAGCTGGGGGACCTTCGCGGGAGACGTACCCCAGACATGCCGGACATCACAGCCATGGAAGGCGGCAAGGCCACATGAGTCTCCGCAGATGCGCCTGGCACAACTGCCCACAACTCGTCAAACAAGGCACACGCTTCTGCGCCATCCACACACACGCATACGAGCGGCAGCGTGGCAGCTCAACAGCAAGAGGATACGACGCAGCACACCGCCACCTCCGCAGGCAGTGGGAGGCACGACTGGCCACAGGCGAAACACACACCTGCGCCAAATGCGGACAGCCAGTCACAGCCGCAGACCAATGGGACCTCGGCCACACAGACAACAGACAAAGCTGGACAGGGCCAGAACATCGCAGCTGCAACAGGAAAGACGGACAGCACAAAGCAACCACAAGCGTCGAACACTGGACACGACACCAAGCCAAGCCACAGCAGCAGCCACAGTCGCAGCCAACAGGCAAGCGCGAACGCAAACACGACACGACACAAACGAATCAAACGCAAGCGGACAAGCCAAACAAGCACACACAACAAAAACAACAAAACACACGCCAAAACAGGAAAAAATACAATCAACCAACCCGCCAACACCACTAGGGGGGTACCCCGAACGGCAAGGCCAAGACCGCCGGTGAGGGGACTCGCAAGTTCTCGGATAGTTCAAGATTTGACGGACTGGCCGAGTCTGTAATTTTTCCGGTTCGAGGATTGGAGGTCGCATGGCGACGCATGGCGGCGCACGCACACGCTCCGGTCCGATGCCGGATCCTTCCAGCGCACGGTCGGACGCGCGTGGTCTTGGCGCTGATATTCTTCCGCTTTCGGCTCGCGGCTACCGTTACCGTCCGAAGGCTTTTCCGCTGTCCGAGTGGACGATTTGGGACACTTGGAAGGATGATGACGGTTTCCATAAGGAGCGTGACGAGAAGGCTACGGAGGCGTGGAATCGGCGTGAGCGTGAATTGTGGCGTGACCTGTGGCGGTTGCCGCAGGCTATCGCATGGCATATGCCGCGTTATGGATACATGTTCACGACCATCGCGCTTTATGTCCGCCAGTTCGTACTGTGCGAGTCTTCGGAGGCGAAGGCCGCTGACCGTACCGCGCTTGCACGATATGCCGACACCATCGGCTTGACGCCACAAGGCCTTCGTTTGAATGGTTGGGCGATTGTCGATGACGAGCCGAAGCCGAAACGCTCGGCAGAATCTTCTGACAAGATCATTCCGTTCAAGAGCGCTAAGCAGCGGTGGCTTGAGAATCAGAAAGAGGATGCGGAATGAGCGAGCAGAAAGAGCTGGTCGTTCCGAAGTCCCTTGGTTTTCTTTTTGCTGACTGGATTGCCGCGCATTGTGTCGTCCCCAACGGTTTTGACCTTGGCAAGCCGTTTGAGCTTGTGGGCTGGCAGTTGGACAATGCGATTGATTTTTATCGAGTGAAGCCCGATGCCGTGTATGATCCGGCTCGGCCTCGTCAGGCTGCGGCGTTCAAATGGCGTCGTGGACAGATCGTTGGCGGTCAGAAGCTGGGCAAGTCGCCTTTCGGTGCGGCTGTTGCTGCTTTTGAGGGTGTTGGCCCATGCGTGTTCTGTGGATGGGCGCGTGGCGGCGAGACGTTCCGCTGCTCCGACTGGGGTTGCTCGTGCGGTTTCGAATACGTGTATTCTCCGGGTGAGCCGATGGGCATGCCGCGTCGTACCGCTTTGATTCAGCTGCTCGCCACTTCGGAAGAGCAGACGGCGAACGTCTACCGTCCTTTGCAGTCGATGGTGCGCAATGGCCACCTGTCCGATTTGATGAAGGTGCGTGAAGGCTTCATCCGCCTTCCGAACGGCGGACGCATCGACCCTGTGACGGCTTCCGCGCACTCGAAGCTGGGCAATCCGGTGAACTTCGTCCTCGGCGACGAATCCGGCATCTGGACTAGGCGCAGCGGCATGTTCGAGGTCGGCGACACGGTTATGCGTGGCGCAATGGCCATGGATGGCCGCATGTTGGAGCTCACCAACCCGTGGGATCCGATGGACGCCAGCTTTGGCCAGATGACCTACGAGAGCACGGCGCCAGACATCATGAAGTTCTTTCCGAAGCATGACCCCTCATTGGATTTCGCGGATCCGCAGGACAGGCGGAAGATTCTTGAATTCGTCTATTCCGGTTCGCCGTGGGTGCCGCTCGATCAGGTCGAAGCGACCGCGACCGAGCTTATGGCCCGTGACCCGGCGCAGGCTCGACGTTTCTACGGTTGTGAGATCGTGCAGGGTTTGGGTTCGTATATGCCTGAGCCGCTTTACGATGGCACGATGGTTGACCGTCAGCCACCTGAGCCGGGGGCTGAGATTTGTCTTGGCTTCGATGGCTCGCAATCCGGTGACTGGACGGCATTGCGTGCGGAGACCGTGGATGGCTGGCGTTGGACGCCGACGTACGGGCCGTCAAATCGTCCGGCGTATTGGAATCCGGTTGAGTGGGAGGGTCGCATACCGCGAAGCGAGGTCGACGCCTGCGTGTCAGAAATGTTCGACAGGTACAAGGTGCAGCGCTTCTACTGCGATCCGCATCCGTGGGAGTCGCAGGTGGACGAGTGGGCATGCCGCTTTGGCGAGGACATCGTGGTGCCTTGGCCGACCAATCGCATCGGGCGCATGTATGACGCGCTCACCCGCTTCATGGAGGACACCGCCGACCACAGCACGACGCATTCCAATGATCGCATGGCTCGGTTGCACATGATGGCGGCGCGTAAGGTCGCGAAGCCAGGCGACAAGTACGTGCTCGGCAAGCCGAGCGAGAATCAGAAGATCGATATAACCATGGCCGACATCCTCGCGCACGAGGCGGCGTCCGACATGAGGGCGCTCGGCTGGAGCGCAGGCGGCTCACCGGTCATGGTGTACGGCTGGTAAGGAGGCTCTTGTGGAGCTGATACAGGCATCGAGGCTTTCCGACGATGACGCGAAGCTCATCAGGAGCCTCACCTACCGGCTTGCACGACTGCGCAAGCCTCATAGGCAGTGGGATGATTATTATCGCGGACGGCAGGTCATCCAGAGCATCGGCATCGCCGTGCCGGCTGAACTCCGTTCGTTCGTTTTTCCGCTGAATTGGCCGCGCATCGTGGTCGATAGCGTCGTGCAGCGCCAGCAGGTCAAATCCTTCTCCGTGCCGAATGACGACAAGGTGTCAAACGAGCTGCGCGAGCTTTGGGAATACAACAACATGGAATCGCAGCAGGTGCTTTTGCACACGGAGACACGCGTGCAGGGCCACGGCTTCGTATGCATCGGTGCTAACCCGAAGGACAGACGGCATCCACTGATCACCGTCGAATCATCCAGGAACATGATCGCGCGCATCGACCCGCGCACGAGAACCGTCGAATCAGCGCTCCGCGTCTATTTCGACCCTTGGGAGAACGGGACGCCGGACTACGCGACGCTGTACACGCCCGAATACACGCTCTGGCTGGAGAAACAGCACGGCAAGTGGGTCATGACCGGCCGCGACGACCACCACCTCGGCGTCGTCCCTGTTGTGCAGTTCCTCAACCGTCCGCGCGCCGGCGACTTCCTTGGCGAGAGCGAGATGGCCGACGTGGTGCGGCCGACAGACATGGCCGCACGCGCCATCCTCGACCTGCAGATTGCCATGGAAACTCACGCGGTGCCAGGCAAATGGGCGATCGGCGTCACGCACAACGACTTTATCGACGCGAAGACCGGACAGCCGGCATCGGCGATAAAGACCTATTTCAACTCGATGCTCACCTCCAAGAACGCGAACGCGAAATTCGGCCAGTTCACGGCATCCGACCTGTCGAACTTCAAGACGGTCATCGACCTGCTGAGCGAGCAGATGAGCGCCATCACCGGTCTTCCGATGCGTTATTTCGGAATGAACACCGCCAATCCAGCAGCCGAGGGAGCCATCCGCGCCGACGAGCTGAGACTGGTGAAGAACGTCGAGCTGAAGAACGCCGTTGACGGCGATGCGTGGTCGCAGGTCATGGCCGTGGCGCACAAGCTCGCCACCAGCGACGACATTAACGCGAACCTGGTGCGCTGCGACTGGGAGGATCCGAACACGCCTACCTACGCTCAGCGTGCTGATGCGATCACGAAGCTCATGGCGTCCGGCATCCTTTCCCGCGAGGGGGCATGGGACGAGCTTGGCTGGAGCGAGGCCCGCAAGGACAAGGAGTGCGAGTACTTCGCCAAGCAGATCAGCGAATCCTATGGCCAATTCATGAAGGACGTGGACTATGGCGGCGACGATGGCGGGGCAGACGCTTCCACAGGAGGCGACGGCGCAGAACCGTCTGCTGCGCAGCCGAAGCAACCGGCTGGCCGCGACGGTGCTCAGACTGTGGCATAAGCACGCGCAACCAGACTTCGACACCGCCTTCGCGGACATGATGCCTGAACTTTTCCGCGTATTGGACACGGCGCAATACCACACCGCCGCCGACGCGATCGCATCGACGCCGAAAATCATGGAACGCTTCGACGTGAACGCAGCACACCCGGAATACAAGCCGGACCCATGGAAGTGGGTCGGCGTGAACGGCAACGGCATGGATACCGTGGACACGATGTGGACGGCGATTACCATCGGCAAGCGGGCCGTATCCAACGGCGCTCCGGTGGACGTGGCCATGGACCGCATAGGCGTGACCTTGGTGCTCAGGACGCGCACCATGCTGGCGGACACTCACCGGTCGTCCACAAGCATGACCGCTCGCGGCATCTGCTACCAATCCACTTACGTGCGCGGCCTGACACCGCCGAGCTGCGGAAGATGCGTCATCCTCGCCGGACAGCCATGCGGCAAGACGCCTTTCGAAAGGCATCCGCACTGCGACTGCATCGCCGTCTACACCGGTCCGAAAGCACCGGCAAACGCATGCACCAGTCCGAACGAATACCTCGACAGTCTCTCCGACGACCAGCTCGCCAAAGTCCTTGGCGGAAGGGCCAACGCCCGAGCCTACGCGGACGGAGCCGACCTCAACCAGCTGGTTAACGCCCAACGCGGCATCCGCACCGCCCAGATCGACGGGCGGAACATCAAGTACACGACTGAGGGCACCACGCGCCACGGACTCGCCGCATCACGCATGATCGACTCCGGATACGCCAAGGAATTCGTCAAGAACGGCGGCCGGTACACAAAGGTCGACAGGCCGCGTCTCATGCCCGAGACTATTTACGCACGCTGCGGTGACGATCATGAGAAGGCCTTGGGCATGCTCTACAAGTACGGCTGGATCCTCTAGCCGAAATCGAATTTTTCACCGGCATCGCGATGGTGTCGGCGCCGGCACGCGATGTGACGGCCAAGGAAACCACAAGGAGAAAACACAATGCATAGGAAATGGTGGAATCTCATCCGCATCCGCACCATCGAGACCGGTGCCGAACCGGGCGGCGGAGAGCCGCCGCAGCCGGAGCCGCCGCAATCCGACCCACAGGCGAATACCGGCGGCGAAGGCGACGAGAAGCTCGGCGAACACGGCATGACCGCGCTCAAGAACGAGCGCCGGGCCAACAAGTCGCTGCGCGAACAGCTCGCCGCCGCGAACGCCAGAATCAAAGAGTTCGAGGATCGCGACAAGACCGACGCGGAAAAGGCCAGCGAGAGGATCGCCAGCCTGGAGAAGTCCAACACCGGCAATGCCGCGAAGGCACTGCGATACGAGGTCGCCGTCGACAAGCAATTGCCGAAGGTCTTGGCGGAACGTCTGCAGGGATCCACTCGCGAGGAGCTGGAAGCCGATGCGGACAGCCTGCTGAAGCTCGTCAGCGTGCAGAACAAGCCGAACGTCAAGCCCGACCCGAGTCAGGGCAAGGGCGGCGACCCGAAGCCGCACAGTCTCTCCGAAGCCATTTCCGCATATTACAAGTAACCGATTCCTTAGGAAGGAGACAACCTTATGGCTGTCACTCTCGCAGAGGCGAAGAACAACGCCCTCGAAGACTACGACCCTTTCGTCATCGACGAATTTCGAAAGTCCAGCGTCATCCTCGATTCCCTCATCTTCGATGATGCCGTGAACCCCGCAGGAGGCGGCGCGACGCTCGACTACTCCTACCGTCGGCAGGAGACCCAGCCCACCGCCGAATTCCGCGCCATCAACACGGAATACTCGCCGAGCACCACCACGACCAAGAAGTACAGCACCACACTCGCCGTGCTCGGCGGCGCCTTCGAGATCGACCGAATCCTCGCGAACGTCGGCCCGAAGGGATCCGACGAGGTGACACGCAACATCAACGAGAAGGTGAAGGCCGCGATAACCCTGTTCCAGGATACCGTGATCAACGGCGACGTTGGCGTGAACGATAAGGCCTTCGACGGCCTGGACAAGGCGCTCGCCGGCTCAAGCACCGAGATGAAGCCCACCTCCGGCACCTACGACTGGACCGACCTCGAAGGAGAGAAGGGCAACAAGGCCATCGACACGCTCGACGAGTTCCTCGACCTGCTTGACGGCACGCCGACCATCGTGGTCGGCAACAAGAAGGCCCTTGCCCGCGTCCGTGCCATGGTGCGCCGCACCAGCATGTACGTGCGCGAGCCGATCGATGGTCTCGCCAACGCGAACGGCCGTCCGATCAGCCGCGAATCCTATGGCGGCATCCTCTTCGCCGACGCCGGAGAGAAGGCCGGCAGCAACGATCCGATCATCCCCATCGCCGGAGACGGCACCACCAGCCTGTACGCGTACCGCGTCGGCTTGGACGGCTTCTGCGGCATCACCACCACCGACGGCACCCTCGTGAAGACCTGGCTGCCTGACTTCACCCAGCCGGGCGCAGTGCATCGCGGCGAGGTCGAGCTTGGTCCGGTCGGCGTCGCATTGAAGGCCACCAAGGCCGCTGGCGTGCTCCGTAAGATCAAGGTCAGGTGATCATGATGTGGCGAATCGAAGCTCCGAATAATGAGTACAACGGCGTCACCGCCGGCGTGACCTTCGTCGGTGGCGTCGGTGAGACCGATGTGGATCCGTCCGACTATTTCCAGCGTCACGGCTACACAGTGGCCGAGGTGCAGGCCGACGAACCGAGCACGGTCGCCGACGCCGCGAAGCCGAAGAAGAAGACCAGTGAGAAGGATGGTGAATGATGAAGGAGACCAAGAACGGACGCCGCGAGAACGTGATCCCGGCAAGCGCGGTGTATGTGCCGCAGCCGGGCGGCGCAGCTAAGCCGCTCGATACGGTGCTGTCCGGCATGCCCGCCAAGCAGGCTGCTGCGGTGGGGAACGCCACCACAGGTCAGGAGATGGCCACCATCAACGCTTTGCTGGCCAGCCTGCGCAACGCCGGTATCATCGCGAAGTGATTCCATGACCTGGGCGCAAATCGACGATGTCGCGGTCGAACTCGGCCGCGACATCGCCTCCGACAGCACCGAAGGCAGGCAGATCGGGAAATGGCTCCGCCGCGCCGAAATGATGATCCGCAACCGCATCCCAGTGCTGGACGAATGGTGCATGGACGAGAGATATCAGGAGACCGTCATCGAGGTGGAATCCGCCGCCGTCGCACGCAAGGCGCTCAACCCGGAGGGCGTGAGCAGCACCATGCTGCAGATCGACGACGGTAACATGCAGACCAGCATCGACAGCTCGCGCAGTCGCGGCGAGATCTCCATCCTCGACGAGGAATGGGACATGCTGCTGAAACGTGTCAGCAGCGATCTCGCTACGGCGGTCATCGCTCCGGAACCCGTGGTCATCCCGCTGCCGCACTACCCCTACGACTACTGAGGAGGTTGACATGCCAAGCATGGCACCTCTCATCGGAGCCCTGCCGAAACTACGCCAGATGGCCGAAAGCCTCATGACCGACCAGTGCGTTGTCACCCGCCCCGGAGACACCACAACGGATTCGGACACGGGACTGCCGAACACCGGCAAGGAGAAGGTGTACGAAGGCAGCTGCAAGGTGCAGACCAGCGGCGGCCTCGCCAGCGAGCAGACCGAAGGCAGCGCGGCCCAAGCCATGGGCGCCGTCTCGTTGGTCTGGTCTTTGTACGTGCATTTTCCATATGGCACTCCGGGCCTTCGCGCCGGTGACGTGGTGGAAGTCACGGAATCCGCTAATCCGCTGCTCGCCGGCAGGCGGTTCAGGCTCGTCTCACCTCAAAGCGAGAAGACGCACGCCACCGCCTGCCGTTGGAATGTGAAGGAGGACTCATGAGCGGACTGTTCGACGCTTCGCAGTTGACGGCCTTCGGTGATGCGCTGCTCGCCAGGGGAGTGGCTCGCCGCGCCTTGATCTCCGCTTCGGTGAAGAAGGGCGCGCAGAACGTCAAGAACTCGATTCGCGACGACCTGAAAGGCTCAGGCAACAAGGCGTTCCGCAGCATTCCGATCACCTACACGGTGAGCGAGACGCCCGGACGCATTTCCGCCGAGATCGGCCCCACCAAGGGCGGAGCGGGTTCGCTCGCGAACATCGCGTTCTTCGGCACCGCGAAGGGCGGTGGAACGCACCGATTCTACGAGCATGGCGAGGAAGAATTGCCGAAGCTTGCGGAATACGTGGCGCGTGCCGCCGTGGAGGTGGTCTGAATGAAGTCGATCATGACGTTGACCGACACGATTCTCGACCATATTCCGAAGCCGGCGGCTGGCTGGGCCGTGTACCGGCAGACGGCGCCTAAGCCTACGGAGAAGCCGCCGTGGGTGATTGAGACGGTCACGACCAACGGTCATATCGTCGGCGAAACGCAGCAGGTGCATTGCGGCATCGGCACTTTGCTGGTGCGCATCGTGAGCACCACGGCCGATTCCGTCAACGTGCTGGCCGATGACCTCATGATTCCAGGACTTGCTGGCAAACGGTTCATCGCGCAGGGGTTCGACACCGGCTGTCTGACGCTGTTCTCCGATTCCGGCGCCTATGCCGCCGGACTTACCGCAGAGGACACGGCGTTGCTTTACCAGTGCCGTCTTCTGACTTTCAAATTCAACTGGTCACGCATGTGACCCCAAATATTTAAGGAGGAGTCATGGTTTTGACTCTGGGAACCGAAGTTCCTTCCACACCGGCGGACGGTCTGGTCAACACGATCTGGGTGCCGTCCATCAAAAACATCCAGAAGCCGACCGCTGCAGAGATCAACGCTGGAACCGACCTGTCCAACTACGTCACCTTAGGCGGGTGGAGCTGCACTCCGTCGCAGGAGTCCATCTCCGACCAGCGAGAGAACAGCGCGCAGGATTACGAGAATCCCGGACGCAAGAAGATCAGTGGCCCGAACGTCGAGGTCATCGACAACACCAACACGTCGCATTCCACGCAGAACGCGGCAATGGAGACTTTGATCGAGGGCGCGGAGGGCTATTTCGTGCGACGCTACGGCAAGCAGACGGATAAGACTTTTGTCGCCGGCGACATTGTGAACGTGTACGCGGTCCGCATCGGCATGAGCGCCAAGATGGCGATCGCCGCGAACAGCGTGCTGCGCAGCAAGGTCAATTTCTCCGTCCGTGCTCCCGGCTGGGCGGAGAACGTGAAGGTCGCCTGATTGATTCTTCCCGCATCGGGCTTTCGTCCCTTTCGCCGGTGCGGGACCCTCTTTTCTCTTTTCCGGCAAAGGAACATGAATATGAGAGCGAAGGAACAACAATGCTTAAAGTCGTCAGGCGCACGCGTGAGGTCGATGTCATCCTCAACCAGCAGACCGCCGAGGACATCGCCAGATTGGGTGATGCGCTGGCCGAGGAGACCACGCGCGAGCAAATCACGGAGGCTGGGACGAACCGGCAGGCGAAGGCCACCGCGCGGCGCATCGAAGAGCTGCGCGAACAGGCGGATGCGGAGACGTTGAAGCTTACGTTGCGGGCATTGCCGGTAAGTCAGTGGGCGCAGGCATTGGCCGCGCACCGCAATGACAACGGCACGAACGACATGTTCGGCACCGCCGCTGCGGCATTGCCTCTCATGCTTGATTCCGCGACCATCGGCGGCAAGCCGGTGGCCGACGAGGACAAGACCGAACAGGCGTGGCGTAATCTGTTCGACGAACTCACCGATGGCCAGTTCACTCCGATCTGGCAGGCCATCGCCGAACTGAACGGTACCGCCGCGGACCCAAAAGCGGCATTCGACCTCGCCTCGCAGGTTCTCCACAACTAGTCGAGGATCTTAAGATCTGCCGCCAGCTCGGCATCAGCTATAAGCGTTTCATGGGCTGGCGCCCGAGTGAGGGCGATGAGGTCGAATGGGATGAGACGGAACGCAATTGGATGCGCTCGTTGGCTGAATACGAACGGTCATTATGCCCCATGTGCGGTTTGCCTCGCACGATCTGCCAAGACCCGAAGGGCGAACTTACATTGCATGCCGAAACCAGCGTCTGCTGGGCCACTGCGCACATGCAGCAGGCCATGAAACGGTGGACTGATGCGAATGGCAGGGACAATCCGGCCGCGAACGCCTTGGTGGCGCATTTGACCTGACATTTTGGAGGATGCTTTGGCGGAGAACAAGAACATCGTCATCCGGTTGATGGCTGATACAGCCTCTTATGAGGCGGCGATGACCCGTGCTGGAAGCACTGCGAGAACGGTCGCTTCGGGCATGGAGAATACCGGCCGCAAGTCCGCGCTTATCGCCAGCGGCATGACCGCCGCCGGACTGGCCGTGGCCGCGTTCGGCGTGGCTGCGGTCAAGATGGCCGCAGACTTCGACCAGCAGATGAGCACCGTCCAGGCGAACACCGGCGCGACCAGCGCCCAAATGGACCAGCTGCGTGCCGCCGCCATCGAAGCAGGAGCTTCCACGGTTTATTCCGCTTCGGATTCCGCCGACGCGATCAATGATCTCGGCAAGGCCGGCATGAGCGTCACGGACATTCTCAACGGTGGTCTGACCGGCGCTTTGAATCTGGCCGCATCCGATGGAATGGCGGTAGGTGACGCCGCCGAATACATGGCCAACGCATTGAGCATGTTCCACCTGAAAGGCTCCCAGGCTTCTCAGGTGGCCGATACTTTGGCGGCTGGCGCAGGCAAGGCCGTCGGCAATGTCTCCGATTTCGGCGAGGCGTTGAACAATTGCGGCGCGCAGGCGAACAGTTTCGGCATGAACGTGCAGGAGACCACCGGCGTTCTGGCGCTTTTCGCCCAGAACGGCACCATCGGCGCCGAAGCAGGCACACAGTTGAACAGCATGCTGATGAAGCTGGCCGCGCCGTCCACCGAAGCCGCCAATACGATGAAGGAACTCGGCATCAGCGCATATGACGCTCAAGGCCATTTCGTCGGCATGGCGAATTTCGCCGGCCAACTGCAGAAGGCCGAAAAAGGCTTGACCGACGAGCAGCGTAACCAGGCGAACGCGACAATTTTCGGCAGTTACGCCATCAAGGCCGCGAATTATCTTTACGAGGCGGGCGAGTCCGGTGTCAACAAGTGGACGAAGGCCGTCTCCGAAAGCGGGTACGCCGCCGAGCAGGCTGCTGCGAAGAACAACAATCTCAAGGGTGATCTGGAGAATCTGAGTGGTTCGATGGAGTCCTTGATGATTTCCGTTGGTGAGGGCGCTCAGGGCCCGTTGCGCAAGATGGTGCAGGGCTTGGATACGCTGGTTGACGCGTTCGCCGGTTTGCCGTCCGGAGCGCAGCAGACCCTCGTGGTCATGGCGTCTCTGGCCGGCGTGTTCGGCGCTGTACACAAGGCCGCGGGCAATCTCAACGGCAGCACCAGCACCATGGCCAACAACATCGGTCTGGCCATCGACCCGATTCAACGCGTCAAGACGGCGCTCGGATCCGCGCAGACGGCTTTCGACCTGTTCAAGGGGTCCTCGATGAGCGCTTCCGAGCAGATGGAGGCGTTCGGCACGTCCGCCAGCAAGGCGCAGTTGAAGACCGCCGGTTTCAAGGCGGTCGGCGGCAGTGTCATGAGTCTGCTTGGCGGCCCGTGGGGCATCGCGCTGACGGTGGCCGGAGCGGCGTTATCAGCGTTCATCAGCCACCAGCAGAAGGCCAAGGAAGCCGCCGAGCAATTGCAGTCGGCTCTGGAATCCGGCAGCAGCATCAGCGAGACCATCGCCGGAGCCTATCAGGATATGAGCAGTGGCGGTGTCAAGTTGACCACATGGCTTGACAAGGCGGGTATCAGCCTGACCGACATGACCAGCGCGGCCATGGGCAACGAAGCCGCGTTGAAGCGCGTCAACAAGCAGATCAAGGAAATCGACAAGCCCGGCATTGGCGGAACCGCGGCAACCGCCATCAAGAAAGCCTTGAAAGAGGAATCAAAGGCCTACGATGATGCATCCAAGAAGGCCAATGAGAAAAGCAAGGCCGCCAAGAACGCGGTGGATGCTGACGGCAAGTCCGCATCGGCAGCGAAGGAAGCTGCCAGCGCGAACAAGGATCTCGCTGATTCCGCTTCCGACGCGTCCGAGGAAATCGACGATCTGGGTCAGGCGTTGTTTGGTGTGGAGTCGGGCAATCTGACTGCAGATCAGGCGGTCGACCAACTGAACCAAAAGATCGGCGAACTGTCAAAAACGTGCGAGGACAACGGTGTCGTCTTCGACCAGTCCGGCAACCTGCTTGACCGTTTTTCCGAGGAGGGCACCAAGACCAAGCAGGCGTTGGAGGACATCGCCAGCAGCGCCCAGAACGCTGCGGAAAAGATTCTCAAGCAGGGCGAGAGCACCGGTTTCAGCAGCGGTGAGATCGAACGGGCGAACGGCGTGCTGCAGGACGCGCGTGACGCGATCATCCGACAGGCCGAAGCCTCGGGCATGAGCGAACAGGCCGCCAATGCTTTGGCAGACCGTTGGGGACTGAGTTCGGACAGCATCAAGGCTTCTATCGACAACATCAAGCAGACCGCCGACAACAACAAGGCGAAGCTTGACGTTGACGATTCCAAGGCCAAGTCGAAGACCGATAATGCGAAGAAAAACGTTGATTCGGTCAATAAGGCTAAGGGCACAGCGAAGCTCGATGCCGACGATAAGGCGTCTGGCAAGGCCAAGAATGCCGAGAAGAACGTCGAATCCGCGAACAAGTCCAAAGGCAAGGCCACTCTTGACGCGACGGACAAGGCTTCCGGCAAGGCCGACAAGGCGAAAAGCAACGTCAGGTCTGTCAACAACGCCAAAGGCACCGCGAAACTTGACGCGACCGACAAGGCCAGCGGCAAAATCAATGCCGTCAACGCCAAGAAACTGAACAACAAGAACATGGTCCTTACCGCTTCTGACCATGCGTCCGGCAAGATCAATGCGGTAAATAATAAGCGTCTGAATAACAAGAAGACCACGCTGAACGCTTCCGACAAGGCGTCCAACAAGGTGGATGCCGTGAACAGGAAGACCATCAGCGACAAGAAATTCACTGTCAGGGTCACCGACCATGCTTCCGCTACCTTGCGGAGCATCCAGAATTATCAGATCGCGGACAAGAGCTTCACCGTCACGGAAAAAACGAAGAAGGAGGGTGGCTACACCGGTGGAATGTTCACCGATGGCCACTTCCAGCAGTTCGCAGGCGGCGGCATGTTTTCCGGCTACGTGGATCCGGCGTGGGCGCCCGGCAACGGGTTGAGCGACAGCGTGTATCTGCTCAACGCTCGTCTTACAGCGGGCGAGTTCACGCACAATGCTGCGGCCACGGCTTATTACGGCGTCGATAACATGCGCCTGCTTAATGAACGGAAGATTCCACGCGAAGTGTTTGCCACAGCCAATCAGATGACAGGCAATCAGGTCAGCGTACAGGTCGATACCGCTTCCGTGGTGGCAGCGATAACCAGCCTGCACAACGATCTTGGCGCGATTATCAGCGCCGCGTCCGATGATTCGACGGTCAGCGACCGTGACTTGGGGAGGTTGATCCGCAAATATGCGCGAGCTTAAATACACGTCGCATGATGGCACGGTCATCGACCTCAACGCCGATGATCTGTGGGTGGCTGACCTGCAGGAAATGCGCGGATACGCATGGACGTACACGCTGGCCACTCGCGGCATCAAATCGGTGAGCCGGAACGCTTCGACGGCGAAAATGACCGTCCGCACCACGGATCCGTCAAGATTGGACGTGGTGCAGACGGCTTTCGATTCGGACGTGCAGGCCGTTACGCCAGGCATGTTGACCGTCGATGGCGAATGGTTCCAACGGGCGTATGTCGTCGGCTCATCGCTCGGTCTGGTGCCATGGCCGGAATACGCGCAAGTCGATTACACGATTGTCCTTTGCGATGGCGTCTGGCGTCGCGCGCTGCCGGTGCAGCATTTCTTTCCGATGACGGCAGTCACCGGTGCGCAGATTGACCTTCCACTGGATCTGCCGACCGATTTGGCTCCGTCGAAAATCGCTTTGACGGTGAATAACCCGACCGGCAAGGCCGCTGAGTTCGCTGCGGTCATTTTCGGCCCTTGCGTCAACCCGTCTTTCCGGATTGGCGGCAACACTTACGCAGTTGATGTGACAGTGCAGGAAGGCGGTCATGTGTCACTGTCGGCCACCGGATTACGGAAGACGATAACGGTGACAGCCGAAAACGGCGACGTTTCGGATGTTTTCGACAAGGGCGTTCGCGGCAACGGCAGCGGAAGCGGCTCATATGTTTTCGAGCCGATCCCGGCAGGAGATTCGCTGTTGACGGTTTCCGGCAATTATGGCATCGATTTGACCATGTTTGACGTTTCTGGAGGTGTGCCATGGCGGACGTTATCCTCGCCGATGGCAAGCTGACGCCACGTGCGAGCGTATCGCGGGTGACGTTGGATTGGGCTTGCGGCACGGACGAAAACGATTTCGAGCTGAACATCGATGATCCGTCTGCGCCGGAAATCGAACATGGCTGGTATTTCTGGCTTGACGGCAGTGACGTGGGCGGACGGATCGTCGACCGTCGTGTAACTGTTTCCGGTGGCGTGTCCACGGCCACGTGGATCGGCCAATCGTGGACCGGCATGTTGGCGGCGAAGATATTGCAGCCGGACGCGAATCAGGATTACCTGACCGTCTCCGGCAAGCTGCCTGACATCCTCAAAAGCCTCTTGAAGCGCATCGGTTTGGATTCGGTGTTCACCGTCGATTCCTCCGATGCTTCCACTTTGTCGAATTGGATGTTTCAGAATCCACGTTATGTGGACGCCTACACCGGCTTGCGCACATTGCTTGCGTCATGTGGCCGCAGGCTTGATTTCAAAGCGTCCGGCAACAAGATCCTGCTTGGTATCGTGCCGGTGCAGACCATCGCGAACACGATCGATTCCGACCTTGTGGATTTCAAGGCCGAAACCAACCGTCGCGCGGTGAATCATCTCACCGGCCTTGGCTCGCAGGAGCTCAAGAACCGTCTGGTGGTTGATTATTTCGCGGATGCGGCCGGCGTGGTGAGTCAGACGCAGACGTTCGTTGGCGCCGATGAAGTATGCGCCACATACGACTATTCCAATGCGGATTTGGGCACGCTGCAATCCGAGACGAAGAAGCATTTGCAGGAATTGCAGACCGGTGGGTCGGTCGAAGTGACGTTGTCCGATGAGGTCGGCGACGGTCTGCGTGTGGATGACAAGATTGTTGCGACGGATCAGGCTTCCGGCGTCAACGTCACCGCCGTGGTGACGAAGCGGATCGTGAAAATCGATTCCGGGATTTTGACTTCGACGTTCGAGGTCGGACTGCCGGTGCAGTCGGCGAACGCGAACTATTCCGGTTCTTCCTCTTCGTCTTCCGGTGGTTCGGCTGGCGGTGGCGTGTCTTTGACGGCTGGCCGTGGCCTGTCGATTTCAGGCGGCACGATCAACGCGGACGTCGCTTCCGAGGATTTGGATGCCGTCAGGCAGGTCGCCGAGTCGGCGGACAGGACGGCGTCAGGTTTCGCGGCGCAGATCGGCAAGGCGAATCAGACCGCCGAGAATGCCGAGTCGATTGCGGCTGACGCGAAGAGTGTGGCCGACAGTGCCAAGTCGGGCATGATGACCGATTCCGAGCGGTCGAAGCTCGCTTCGGTCGAACGGGGCGCGAACGCCTACTCGCTGCCGAAGGCGTCCACGGACGTGTTGGGTGGCGTGAGGGTGGACGGTTCCTCGATCGTGAGCGTGGATGGTGTCATCAGCGCGCATGTCGGCGACGGCGCTTCCGGGAGGGTCGTGTTTCCGATCGGATACGTGGTCCAGAACACGACTGGTGTCAACCCTTCCGTTGATTTCGGCGGCACGTGGCGGCAGTTGCCTTCGCTTGGTTGCTCAATGTTTGAAAGGATTGAATAGTGAAATCTGACGGTTACGCGAAGTACGTATGCGACAAGTGCGGCAAGACCGCTTACGTCGCCGCTGGCGATACTGAGGCGCGTGAATGGTTCACCGTGCGCCGTTATTCGGCTGGCAAGGCGACCCGCATCGCGGATGATGTGGCGCCCGACATCTACGAACTTTGTTCCCAATGCAATGCGTCGTTCATGGCGTTCATGCAGAAGGATGACGCTTCGTTCGAAGCATGGTTGAAGGAGGTCGGACAGTGACCATCGAACTGGTTGACGGCAAGGCCGGAGTCGCACACATCTCAAGCGAGGACAAGGCGATCATCCATCAGGCCAAGTTCTCGAAGTCCGACGTGATGTACGACTGGGGCGACACGTTCAAATGCTCGATGAGCTCGTCCAACAGGGCGACGGTCGGCACCGGCTGCGCGTCGATTCAAGGCTTGGACTGGCATATCACGTCGGCGGAATCGGTGACGATCTCCAACGGGTCGCAGGGGATGAAACGCAATGACATCATCTGCGCGCATTACAATCGTAACCCCAAGACTGGTAATGAGCTGGTGGAGTTGACCGTGTTGAAGGGGTCGCCGAATGCGACTGCTGCCGCTGACCCGACCATTCCGTCAGGGAAGATATTGTTCGGCGCGGGTGACGCATACATGCCGTTGTGGCGTATCCCGCTTGACGGCATCACGGTCGGCACGCCGGTGCGCCTGTTCACACCGAGAGGGGCTTTGTGGGATTCCGTAACCCTTGAACGGCAGATCTGGCATGGGCCTTACGGCATGACGGTACATCTCGCCAAAGTCGGCATGATGGCG